GGTTTGGGAGAAGCGGCAAAACGGAATGTGGGAACAGGGGAAAATCAGATACCTGATATGTCAGCTTATTCATCAGGATCTGGCTGGCAAAAATTGCCTGATGGTTCAATTGAACAGTGGGGAAGAATTAATTTCCCGAATAACGCCGCGGCGGTATCTACAAATGTGACTTTCACCATTCCTTTTACGCAGGAGCCAGACGTAGTGATTGTATATGACGGCGGTTTTGGTGGTGGGAATATGTGGGGCGCAACTAACTGGACGAAAACAGGTTTCGTTGCTCATTGTAACTATGGATTTGAAGGTGGAGCCTTCTACGCGAAAGGGCGTTAATTATGAAATATTTGTATGTTGATAATCTGGCGTACCCTTATGCCCTCCAGTCTGTTTACGCTGCAAAAGGCCAATGGCCCGAAGGTAAAGGCGTGGATATAGACGAAGCTATTTTCAGGGAATATTTCCATGATACGCCGCCTGACGGTAAGTACAGAATTACCGGAGACGATGGAATGCCAGCATGGGCAGATGTTCCACCGCCAACACGTGAAGAACAAATTGCATCAGCCGAAACTAAAAAGCAGCAATTAATTAATCAGGCCAACGATTATATGAACAGTAGACAATGGGTTGGTAAAGCGGCTATTGGTCGTCTGAAAGGTGAGGAACTGGCGCAATATAATTTGTGGCTGGATTATCTGGACGCACTGGAGCTGGTCGATACTTCCAGTGCACCAGATATTGAATGGCCTACTCCTCCGGCAGTTCAGGCCAGATGACATCCGGCGCGGTGCTGGTATCTGTTGCCGTCACCGCGTCAATGTAATCCAGCACAGCGTTAAGCCGGGTTGTTTCTGCCTGCGTCAGTTTCCGCCCGGCCTGTAATTTCAGTTGAATCAGACTAATGGAAGCCATTGCAGTATCAATCAGTGACTGACGCTGTGCTTCTGCCGCGTCTACTGCGGCGCGATGCTGTGCCTCAGTATCTGTCACCCATTTCTCACCATCCCATTTATCGTATGGCGTTAACGGGGCGATAGTGGTTGTATTTTCAGGGTAATCACCCGGAGCTGTGATTTCTTTGGCGTCTCCCGTTTCGGTGTTATAGACGATTTCACCGCGATGGTCTGACACATATTCCCATGATTTTAAATCCACAGAACGGCAAATTGTATAACCAGCTTTATGTGTAACTGGTGCATCTAAACAAGAACATGCCGGGATACCGACGCCAACCGCAAGATATTCAGTTGATGTGGAAATATATTCCCGCGTTTCGCCATCATAGTTATGTACGATGATTTCCCCATCATTTAAAGCGTAACCGTCTTTTCCCAAAATAGCCTGTTCCATTTATGCAGCCCTCACAATGTAGTTAAATGCAATGTTTCGCGGGCTACCATCACCGGCGCCGGAACTGACATGATTTGTTCTATCCATTCGTTTACTGTCATTTGTTGTTCCACTCCCATCCTTCCACGAATACAATAACCCGCCATCGCCAATGCTCAACTGCACCGCAAATACGGATGAACTGGATGAATAAACATCTCTAGCCATGAGTGGGTTCCCTGTCCATCCATGCATTTCATGGTTATGTTCAAGGATAGATGCCGCCTGACTTGAAAGTAGCAGTCTCGCGGAATCAACACCTCGCCCATCATCCCACCCGCGAATAAACTCACCGCGCAAATCCGGTAATTTTAACTTTGGGTAAGCCTTTGCCAGTTTTGGGTACTCTTCGGCAGAAAAAGGTGCACCGTTGCATTTCAGCCAACCTGTTGGTGGTGTGGCTGAAGGCCACGGAACAGGCACACCAACGGGTAACGCTGAGCCTTCTCCCAAATCAATGCGGCAATACCACCAGCAACACTTCCATCAGTATATTTGCCATCCTGCGTTGCAGTGGCTTCGACTTGCCCGATTCGGAGCATAGTTAATCCTCACTTAGTGTTAAGCGATAAAATCAGAGGGGGAAATATCAGTTATGAATAATTGAAAATGATGTTCAGATGGGATGGGGCAATTTTGTTGATTGAACACTCCAGTTGTTTATTGCCCCACGATGCGAGCGGATCTCCGCAGTAGGACGCGCCAGCAAGCGAATACTTGATCGTTGTTTGTGGCGCATTTATCCGCCAGGTAAATGGCCACTCGTCACCGTTAAGCGCATCACCGCATACTGACATGCCACTCATAGCGGGCCGGAACTGTGTGATAGTGATGGTATAACCAAGAGCTGCAGCCACCCGGATGTAATAATCGCGGTTCAGGCCGCCGGTGCTGATTAACTTTGCCACCACGGCGCGCTGGCGATCGCTGACGCCACCGGATTCACCAATCGCACAATCATCTGGTAACCCCAGAGAGCTTTCCCATTCTGACAACATTACCGTCGCTGTAGGGGGAAAAGCACCAGTAATCAGGCTTTGCGCATCGTTGTCAGAACGCTGAAACGCGCTGCCCAGTGCCCGTAATACCGCAGCCTGTACCGTTCTTTGCGACCGGGGCCACGCCCTGCCCGTCGGTAGCAGCGCACCAAGCGCACCGGCATAATCATTTTTTGAAAAGAGGCTCATACAAAATTCACCCCGCCAAGCACCGGAATTTCGCCAACAGCAAAGGTGATATTGGCCGTCGGAGAGTTAAGAATATAGCCCGTCGTGCCGCTAACACCGCCGATACTCCCGTTAATATCAGAGAGGTAAACTTTCCCGGAACCATCAGGGTTAGCTTCATCAAAAAACAGCGCCGTCAGCGCGTCTTTTATCCCCTGAACTGTGGTGCTGTCGGCATTTTTGATCCCAGAGATTTCAATATTGATGACTTTCTTGATCGGGGAACATACGAAAACAATGGCAGTGTCTGTCTGCTGCGGATAGATGTGGTCGGCGACAGCGAGCTGGTCTCCGGTGGCTTTAACAGCCCCCCAGTCCTCAAGTTGGGATATTCCGTCGGTACCGACCGGAAACCCACCATTGTCATTCCGATCACACATGATATACACGCCAACGGTCCCGGCCCCGTTCAGACGCCGCTTTACCCACGCGCGGGTGACGCCCGAAACCTCAAGCGCCCATTTTTTATAATCGGCGTCGCTTCCACCCTGAGGCGGATTCTGCCATGCCAGCAAGCCACGACTGCGAAAATCCTCTTCCGTTTCAATATCGGCTCCGCCGGTCGCAGCGGACAGTAACGTTACCTGTGGATCCACGCCAGCAATATTCGCGTCCAGGGTCATTATGGTCCCGGCATCAGCGTTACCGCGCGCGCCTCCACCCGTTACATCACTGGTAATATCCGGCAGTATGGCCGTCACCGCGACGATACCAAATCCATCTGCCTGAATTTTAAGATCTGCATCCGTCCGGTACTGGTATCCGTCCCCGCGGTTAATGATCGAGCCAACAGGGATAATACAGTCAACACTGCCACTAGCCTGTACCGCAGGCGACTTCGCCGCTGCAGCTGGTTTTCTGAATACCTGCTTAAGGGCCATCCACCCGGCGAGATACTCATCGGTAGAGGTAAACGGGTTTGTCTGCAGGGCAATATAGTCAAGGTAGGCGTAATGCAGATGCCCCATCCCCGCATCCATGTCAGCCAGTACCTTCAGGTTCGCGAAGCGCAGGAGCGCACCAACATCCTCAAGCTCCGCCTGCATAAATTTCCGGTTTCCGTCGCGGAGTTCGCTCAGCGTCGGTCGTTTAAACGGCATATTAACGTTGCTCCCATATCCAGTAAAACCTGAATTCCTGCCAGTCCTTCCCCGGTGCCTGATAGCGGATAATGAGATTGAGCCGGTCAGGCAGGACGATCCTTGCAACAGGAATAACCTCGCTGACAACGCCATCAACCTTTAACCAGTTGAGCGCTTCACTCGAGTATTCCTCCGCTTTTTTTGCTACATCCGGGGTCAGTTTTTTCCGCCGTAGCAGCCACAGCCGGGATCCCAGTTGGGATTCCTCCCCGGAATCCCCCCACCAGCCGCGGCGATCGCTATCCTCATAATCATCGTCAGCGCGCGCCAGCCTGTCGGTAAACAGGCTGTCCAGTATTGCAGTCTGTAAATCGTTCCCCGTGGTGAGTTCACCCAGCCCTTTCTGCCAGTCAGCAAACATCTCATCCACATTCCAGAATGAAGCGATGTCACTCATGTCACCTGATCCTCTGTTTTTTGGCTGCGGATATTGTCATTGCCACTCTGGGCATTTTTAACCACATGATCATGGTCATTATGTGCATCCCGCAGCTCTTTCAGTGTTCGGGTATTGGTTTCACAGTTATCAACAATGTCACCCGTGCACCTCAGGATCGGGGTATTTGCAAGGATCCCCTGGCTGGCATTGATGGTCACGTTAGTGGCGTTATTGACCTCAACATTCTGGCCCTTTGCATCCAGGAAGATCCCCTTCTCCGTCAGGAGAATATTAAGGCCCCACTGGTTATACATGACCGTTTCGCCCGCTTTCAGGCCTGTATGACGGAACCCCTGATGGTTGGACGCAATTACCACCGCGCTGGAACGATCACCGCCAATAAAAGCCAGAACCACGTCAGTCCCTGACGGCAGGCCGGATGAAAAGCCAAATTCTGCCATCCGCGGAGCGCTGGCCACCTCCAGCGGAGTCTGGTACTGGATAGACTGCACCACCCCACCATCTTTCATAGCCGTGATCCGGCCAATCCCCAGCATGCCGGCGATCCTGGTCGCTGCATGTTTAAATAGTTGCTTCATGTATTGAATCCCGCCAGGTTCTGGTAGAAGGCATATGGCTGAACGGAGAATGCTTCAGGCGGCATCAGCGTCATGCGTGCATGGGTGCCGTAGTCATCGCGCATATAGGTGACTTCTGCCAGTAGCAATTCAGTCTTCGGCAACCGTAAGGTGGGAAGATCAACGGGGATCAATGTGTTTGGTTCCCACAGTTTCCCGTCTTTATCCCGCCAGGAATCGATGGTTACCGAGAGCTGTTTTGAACGTCCGTACCGCCGGTTCATTTCCCAGTCGATCGCACTTTGTGCCTGTTGAGTAGCCATCAGGGTACTTTCCACAATCGATATATGTTTTCGGTACCGCATGCGGGCGGCCTCCGGATCTCTCGCCGTTGCCAGAGTCACAGCGTCATAGGCCGTATCAGGCGAATACCCTGCAATTGGAGAAACGCTCATTGATACACCGACATAATCTGAAAACCTGTCAGCCATCGATTTGCGGTAGTATGCCTGCTCGACATTTACCCCTTCGGCTATCCCACTTGCCGCACGACGTGTTCCCACCCGGGTCAGTAACAGGTTTCCATCGGGCTGATCGTAGTAAAGCAGAGCAGACCATCTGGCCACCCGATCGATGACTTCTTGCGGAGACTCACCCCAGTTCAGAGTGAACTGGGGTACCTTCACAAGTTCATCAACATCCGTGGTTACGGTGATGCCGTAGTAGGATGCCAGGCGAGAAGCAATTTCAAGCGCATTACTGGCATTGATGACGTTGTTAGGCCACTCGGCTGAGCAATCCACCAGGTCCTGACATTTGCTCCTGCCCGTGGCGCGGACCTCATGGCGGGAGCGCGATAGTGCGGGTTCCCAGTCATCAACATATCCCGTCAGTGTCAGATCATCTCCGATACGAACTTCACAAGACATTCCCTCTTCAACGAGTTGACGATCTTCGTTGCCAGGGAAGTAATCCATTAGCCCAAGATCGAAATCAGAGGGAAAACGCTCAATACCCCGCGTTACCCGGACAGAATCCCACCCCTCGATGATTTTGCCGTCGACCGTCAAAGAAACAACATCCAGATCGCTGTCTGCATTCATTGCCTCAGTACCTTCATGGTTGTCGGCATAAACGCCGGATGCGGTACGCGCGCTTCCTGTACCAGTTCATCTGCACGGGTGGCATCCTGGTATAATCGGTTTGCCAGCGTCAGCGCCGGAAGCGGCTGAGCGGTAGTAACCTGCAGAAGCTCGCTCAGACCAGAAGCACGCTCACTCATCGTAGAAAGGAATGCCGATCTGACGGCGAGAAGCGCGTTATACATATCATCGTCTGCGCGGTCTCCAGCCAGAACCAGCGCCGTATCAAGTTGCACAGAAACTCGTTGAGTTAACTCTTCTGCCTCGTCTGTACTGGCTGGTCTGGAGTCCGCAGCGGCACTGGTCATGGCACCAGTACATAGCACAACAATCAGCGTGTTCATGGTCGCCGAAATCGCTTTGCTGCTGTCGGACTGCTGGTACTCCGTGCTGATTGAATTAGCCAGTTTTTCCAGCGCTGTGATTCGGTCATTAACGCTGCCGGCGCTGTTAAGAATTGCGTTTACCACGTCGGCGACGCCCTGGACAAACTCATCAGGTGTGTTGGAGCTGCTAAGCTGGCTCGACCTGTCGGTAACATTTTTCCGGTCCATTACCGACTGGGCTGTTACCTTGTCAGCCAGTGCTCTCTCATCATCCACATCAGCAACTGACGATTTGCCAGCAACAGCAGAGGAACTACCGCCCACAGAGCCTTTACTGTAACGTCCGTACCGGGTATTCCCGAACGTGGAGTTCAGGACATTGCTGAGATTCGTGACCTGACTGATGGTGCTGTCAACCATGTTAGTCCAGAACGTGACCGTGCCTCTGATGGTGTTTATAGCCTGTGTGACACCGCGGATTTCACTCTTAACTCTGGCAATCGTGCTCAGCACAGCAGTGCTGACCAGTTTCAGATAGTTGGTTTTCACCGTGGCGCCTGCAACGGTACTGCCCGTGACAGCAAACACTTTAAGCCCTGATTCAATTGCCATCAGGGTAAATTCAAATACTCGCCCGTTCTCCATCGAACCGGAAATACGCAAACCATTCTCAGGGATGGAAACCGTTAATTCGCCCAGTGTCGGATGGACAAGCGTACCGCTACCTTTTTGTTCACAGGCTTCAATCAGTGACTGGCGCTGCGTGATAGCATCGCCGCCGCCGTAAACCTGGCTGTTCTGGATCAAGAAACCGCGAATAACAAATCGCCGTGTTGCCCGCCCGATATCCTCTATCCAGGCTGTATCACGGTAGGGATATTCATGTACCGCCTGGCGTCGGCCGTGGCTCCCTTCCTCAGCAACAATTGCAAATGGCACACCTCTGAATGAGCTGGGCCGTAACTGCCCCTGCCAGTCATCGCTGGTATCTCCCCCCAAAAGAGAAGTTATTGCGTCCTGGATAATTGACGGCATCACGCCTCCGGAAATAAAAAAACCGCCATGTCGGCGGTTTACATATGCACTGAAATGACTTATCTATTTATCGCTGGATCCATTACGGTCAAGAGATTCGGCGATCCTGTAAAGATGCTCAGTCGCCTTGAATGAGTTCATTAGGAACTCATAAAGCACACGTAAAAGCAATGCACTTACCACCGATATCGTAATCGCCGTGAAATTCATTGAGACAACAGAAAAAACGAGGAAAATGCCAATTACCAGGTAAACAAGCGCAAAAACCTTTGGAGTCTAAATGGCTTTTGCTCCAAAAACTTTTTCATTCATAACTTCTTCCTTAACGAAATGACGACAGTGATCAGTAATTCATGGCCGTTGTTATTCTGCCATTATTTTCCGCATTATAGGTTTTTCGCTCACCCTTATCATTAACCATTGTGATTTCGAGCTTAAGTGGTTGTTCTGACATTGCCTCTTTAAGAGACTTAGCCAGATTGTCGCCGAGTACACTTTCATCACTTTTCTTACCCGTATCACTCAGAATGATGGATTCCCGATTTCTGTTCTGCGAGCCTGAGAGAATATCAGTTTCATCACTCGGGTTACTAAGAGTGCTGGAGTCACGATTTCCAGTTTGCGAACCTGAGATAATGTCATACCGCTGCTGGGCCAGCACATCCGGATTTCTCTTCCCTGACCACCGATCATCAGTAATGGCGGTCTGGATGGCGTTTAGCAGTTGTTCCTCAGTATAAGGTTGTGCGCCATTCTCATGTTTAATCATGGCTGCCATTATCGTTTTTAATGTTTCCGGATCGTGCAGATTTACTTGCTCTTTGGCTCCATATCCAGTGGCTTTTGAGACGGAGTCAATATATGCACGAGTATTATTCTCTGATTGCGGAGCATAGGTATGAATAATCCCATCCAGAGTATTATTCCCCCTGTCACCATACAACATCAGCTGTCTCGCCATTGCAGTTCTTCCGTCGGCATCATTCGCAAAGGTAGAAAATCCGCCATTTTTACCCGTTGCGTTTGCTGCAACTCTCAAATTACCGGGATTATTATTTCTGAAGCCAATTGCGTTATTCCTTGTTTCCCCGTAAGGAACATTGCCGCGTGCAACGTTGGATTGTGGCTGGCTGATAGCGGATAAGTCATTCTGCAATTGAATCGCAGAATCGGTCGCGCGGTAATTCGCATCGTACCGCTTTCTTACAGCATCAGTCATGAAACCCGAGTCAACCTGCCCACGTTCACTGCGGGGTAAGCTGTTATAAAGTTCCTTATCGTTCTGAATGCGCCGTAGTTTCTCAGCATCATTGCTGTTGATAAAACCGAGAGCATGAGACAGCCCAGTAAAATCACCATTAGTGAACAGATCGGTAACACCTTCAAGGCCGTCTTTGACTGAACCATCCGAAAGAATGGTCTTAAGTGCCTTGTTTTTTGAACGTTGCCACAGACCATCCCAGGATGCGCTGAGCTCATTCATAGTGCCGTTCACTTCACTCAATTGCTGATTTAGTGCCGGATCCACAGTCAGACCAAATTCATCCGATTTCGCCAGCAGCTTTTTCATGCGCTCACCGTCACGCATTAGCGCCAGCAATTCGGGCGTCAGCCCAAGTGCATCAGCGGCGGACTTCTGCTGTTCAGGTCGCAAGGTTGGAAAAATTTTTGCGATAGACTCCAGTGTTTTAAGGGTATTTACTGAACCATCGCTGTTTTTTTGGATTTGAGCACCAATTTGCGCCATCGCTGCCATAACCCCCTCGTTTTTACCACTGGCAGCCTCATTGAATGCTTTGAAAATACCTTCTATTGATGCATTAGCGCTCTCGCTGTCTGCCCCAAGAATACGCATTGCCCCGGAAAGTCGGGTAAAATCGTCAACGCGCATTCCCGCATTTTTTGCCGAGACATCAAGATTATAGGCCTGACGGGATGCCTCCCGAAATCCATAAGCGACCTGTTTCAGTCCGTAGCCGGCAGCACCGGCTAACCCCAGCGCCCCCATCTTCCCCGTGAGCTCCCCCACCATTTTCAGAGGGGGAACCATGTCGCCAATAAACTGCACGTTATCCCGCGCGCTCTTCGACATATTCTCGAGGCGAGAAATAAAACCGCTCAGTCCGTCGGCTGTTTCCTGACCGCCTAACTTGAGCCCTTCTTTAGTTTTATCTAGCTTCGGCTCCAGGTCACGGACAGCCTCATTAATGCGGTCTATAGCCTCGCTAACCTGGTCGCTGGCCACCAGCTCAAAATCAAAAGAATTACTCATCGTCTTCAGGTTTCCTAAGCTTGTTTATCCGGGATGCCTGCGCCACCCACCATTTCAGCCGGGCGCGGGTCATTCCCCACGCCCTGTCCTCAGACCAGCGGAAATAGAAGGTGACGTCAGCGGCCATTTCCTGCCAGGTTGTCAGGGCTTCCAGGTCAAAAAACTGAGCAGATACTCCTCACACTTACGGAAGTCGAGAAAATCCATCGGCTGCAGTACGCTTTCACGCGTACCGGAAACCAGCGCAATAAGCAGGCGCATCGCCGCGAGCGACGTTGACGCAGCCTGTTTCTCGTAAAACTGCTCAGCCTGTCTTAGCGTGGGTGCTTTCAGCTCCAGCTGCGTATAAGTGGTCTTCTCCGCAGCATCATCCAGCGCTACGGTTAATGGAATGGTTTTAACGCGTTCAATCTCAGCCATCTTAGTTCTCCGTTACGTCGCGGCCTTCCCAGCGAACATCAAATACTGCATCTTCGCTTTCCACTTCCTGGACGTTGACCGTCCAGAGTGAACGGCCAATGATAGTTTTCCCGTTAGCCAGCTCGGCGATCACGTTGACGTTCGTCTGCTGGTTAAAGCCCTGCACATTCGTTCCGCCACTGTCACGCAGTCGGGCAGAAATGTATGGCGCCACAGGTTTTTCCTTATATCCGTGCACACCATCCATCCCTGTCAGGGTGGTACGGTTTACGGTGGCAGCCTGGTATTTAAACGAGCCCTCCACCATTACCGTCACACCGTTAACAGTGACATAGGCGGTTCCCGCCAGGCGGTTAGTAGTATCACCTGCCATCGTTTAAGCTCCTGTTGATTCAGCCCGAGTGCGGAACTGATTGAGCAGCGCGAAAATGCGCAACTGGTTCATGAGGGTTCCCGGCCACAGCACATCGACGCGGTTCGGATTTTTGGCGTTCTGCTCGACGATGATATTTTTTGCGAATGCCTCCGCATCCTGCGCATAACCGTTCCATACCAGAGTCTGGTACTCGGCAATCTGATCGGCCTTGATAATGTTTGGCGTGACGATCGCCGCGCCAGGTGCAAATCGGGTTCCATCCGCAGCAAGCTTCATACGGCCAAACTTGCTGGTCACCGCTGTGCGCAGGTAGCGGGTCACAAACATCAGGCTGAACAGCGTCTCCACTTCCAGATAACTGTCATCTGCATCGCCATAGCTGTTTTTCTGGTAGGTGGTGATCAGGTTTTCAATGCGCACCGTGCCATCGTCATCGACCGTAAATGTCGAAATGCCGCTGTACAGCAGATTGTTACGCTCGGTCAGCTCAAAGCGATCCTGCAGTTCTGGCGCAAGCACCCCCTGAACAGCGAGCGACTGTAGCGGGCGGCCGGGGTCATTACGCAGACTCACCGCAGCTGCGCCGGTGTAAGCTGCAGACCATGCCCAGGAAGGGGACGGCGATTTATTTACGCCCAGCAGGGTCTCATGCTGGTTATTGCGCAGCTCACCTTTGGTACCGAGCTGGGCGTAAGTCCCGGTGGTGGTACCAAAGGAATGGCCATAAAGCTGCTTGTCCCATGCCCAGCGACCGCCAGTGTCTGACAGGAACTCCTTCATCACATTCAACGAGGTTGTATCGTCGTAAGGGTTGATGATGAAATCGAATGTCCGATCCTGCAGGTTTGCCAGCTCGCCGGTAATATCCGGAGCCCCGACTCCGTTAGACATAGCAGTAATCGTCAGTTCCAGGCCTGCAGGTGTGGACTCGCCTCCAGGTAAGCCGAGGAAGTTCAGGCGAATGTCGATCCCATTACCCGTAGCACCAAGATTCTTCGCGGTCAGGGTTACGGTATCCGTAGTCGCACTTGCGGTTACAGGTAGCGTGGTTTTTGCGTTAATCGCCGCGGCCAGAGAGGTGGCGATCGCTGCCACCGTATCTGTTGCTACAACGGTCAACTGAATGCGCTCACCAGCAATATAAAGGGAGATCACTCCGGTTGCCGTCGGTGCGCTGCTCACTTTAATGGTGCCGGTTGCAGCCACCATGGAATCGGAGTCTTCCTCCAGCGGCAGGATCCAGACTTCGGCTGCGGTATCATTTTTCTGATACGCCGCCATCATGGCCTGCAGAATTCCCCCTTTTCCTGTCAGCTCACCGACGGTATCCGAAGAGGAAACTCGCTGCGGAATACCAGGGGGGGTTGAGCCGGTACTGAGCATCCCACCGATAAGCAGGGTGCGCTGCGTGGCAGTGGCGTTATTCGCCATTGAGTTATCAAACTCAACGAAGAAAAGCCCTACCCGCAGGTTATCGGGAACACGAGCGAAAGGTACGGTCATTCATTTTCTCCCGCTTTTTTAGGTAATGATTGTTTCTCTGGCGCGCCCTCATCCTTTTTAGAGAGGATCACGTCCCCATCGCTCAGACGGCGACGCCAGAAAATATTGTCAGGTACTTCAGCACCCTCTTTAGGCAATGGGATGCCCTTGACGGGGCAGCGAACGCTGAGCCCGTTGTTCGGCTTAACAAACATGGATTACTCCTGAAGATTGAGGCTGATACCCGGTTTAACTGTGCCGTCTGGCATATCGACCGCAATATCCATGCCCTCAAGGGGAACCGACTGGACAGGATAAAAATCTTCCGGCCCCTGGTAATGCTCTATGTCGATCTCGAAAAGAAGCTGCCCCATATGGGCCTCTCCTTCTGAATCAACATTGATGGTTGAACGAACTTCCGCGTATTTCTGAATATTCCGCGTCAGTTCGTAGCTGTTGATCACCGCGCGCTCCACCTGCTCGCGAAGGCTTTCAAGCGCCAGCTCTGCCCGCATGGCTCCATCATCCACTGTATCGCCGTCATACTCCTGAACGCGCCCAGTGATCCTGACAGTGGTGAGGGTGGTAAAAGCAGGGGTATTACGCCCCTGTGATTTTTTCTGTTCAAAAGGCGTCTGAACCAACAACACAGGATACATATCTGGTGAAGTTGACCAGTCGCGTGGAGAGAATACGCGGTCGCCCGCGCTGGTTGTCCCGGTTAGTGCAGTGACAACCATTTGCCGTATCGCTGCTGAATTCATCGCGGTTTTACCACATTGAGGACAAGACGAGATCCGCCATGACTGTCGGGTTCGACGTTTGACACAACAAATAACTGATTGATGATGTGACCACCGACCGTCTTTATAAATACCCGGTCAGATACAGCAGGTTGCGATTTACCCAGCTTGCGAAATTCAGCATCGCGCACACCCAACATCGGGCTGGAGGTGTTAATTTCTGAATCGCCATCAAGGTTTTCAGCAACCTGCGCATAACCACGGTCAAAAATCCCGTTAATTGTAAAAGGAGTACCGTTACGTGGACGGTACTCGTGCTCATCGCCAAAGACATCATGCAGCGGACTCAGAAGATGAGAATCCCAGTCCACGCCCATGTCATTACCCTGTCGTAACTGAAACTGATGGCTGAGAAGCAAGAACTCGCTTACGAAGCACATCAACATCAGCAATAACGCCGGACTGCAGAAGACGCTCAGCATCTTTGCCGGTTACAGGGATGCGCATATTTTCGCGGTACATCTCCCCGTCATGACGAATGCAATTCCCTTTCAACACCACATACTCCTGCGATTCAGTGTCTCCGGATTTTTCGTCACCACCATCGTCATCAACAGACAATTCGGCATCATCTGTTTTGCTCAAAGGCTGTTTTTCCTGGGTGTTATCGCCAGCATTCAGGTTGTCAACGCTCAGGCCGTCTTTGGCAGATCCTTCTGCATTCAGATCATCAGCCAGCCCGGTATTAGGTTGTTTTGCCATATCAGACCACCGTTGCGCAGAGGGATGCATTTACCCGGCTCGGAATAACCAGCGGGGAGGATTGCATCAGGATAAGACGCTGGGCTGGATCTTCTTTCACCCAGGATTTTGGCGCATAAGCCAGCGGACCGTAGTTGAAAGCCGGGTCCAGGATAACGCCAAAGGCGCGGGTACCCATCAGATCGGCACCACTCATAATGACAGCGCCATCGGGGATCATAGGCTTCTCGACGTTGTCCAGCGGGTCAATAAACCAGTCGTTATATAACCAGAGGTCAAAGTTACCCCAGCGCCCTTTATAAATTGCGCCCTTCATTACCTGTGGGCCGGCGTTAATCTGGTTACCAAACGGGCTCAGCGCCGGGAATGTAATGGCGTTATCCTTGATGGTGGTATCCAGTCGGAATGCACGCCATGACTTATTCGTAAAGACCAGATCCGTGGCGACAGAGCCGGACTCTTTCAGGAAAGTAGTCTGCCAGATTTCAATGTCATCTGATGGCTGGGTATTGGTAGCGCCAGCTGCAACGGTCAGTGGCCATTTATCCGAGCCGCTAAGAGTGATGGTCAGATCCGAAGCACGCCCGAAATCCACCACCTTAGTTTCATAGCCCTCCCCGGCGACGGTTACGGTCCCAGACACCAGCGCACTCGCCGCCATCCATTCCAGACGACGGTTGATCATGTCAATCTGGTCAGTCATTTCAAACTGAAGGTTCAGCATTTCGCGCTCGGCAGCGGTATATTCCCCGCCAATACGCTCACCAATCTGGCGGCGGATAGGTTTGCGCAGGTCCGGAGCGCGCTTATCTTTGATGTATGCCGGTTTGAAGGTATTGGTCTGGTATTTACGGGATTCGACCAGCTTACCTTCCACCAGCGGGGAGACGAACGGCGCCATACGACGCAGGCCGACATCAACATCAATCGCCACTTCTTCAGTCTCGTAAGTCACGACATTCGGGAAGAAGCGATCGAGCAGCCAGTTCTGACTGGTTTTCAGGTTAGGAACAACCTGCACCAGCACGCTGGTATCAAAAATATTTTCCATATTCAGTCTCTTGATAGTGCCAGCCGCAGCTGGCAAAAAATTTAAACGAGCCAGCCCCTGCCGGTTAAAGCATTCGTCAGGAGAGCCGTGGGGGAAATCAGGAGGTGGTTACAGGTGCCTGGTCACTGTCTTTCAGGAAGATAGCCAGCGGTCGGAGCGCTTTTTTCAGGTCAGCGGTCGTCCAGGAGTTATCAAAAATAATTCGGTGCTGGTTGAATTCCCCCATCAGATACAGGCCGCCGTTCTGATCGGAAGACGATGCATCAACATCATCAACCAGAATAGCAACGGGTAACTGACTGCCATCTTCAGCCGTTTTCACACATTGCGTGTATTTCCCGCTGGCAGCCACCAGGCCCAGGACAGTACCACGCTTAAAGGCACCGCCCGTAATGATCCCGGTGTCAGTCACCAGCTGGAGCGTGCCAGCGACAAGCTGATCCGGAACAAACAGCGCGCTCTTCATGCCAGGCGCAAACGCATTCTGACCAAACTGATCCATTATTTCTCTCCTCTTGTGGAGTTGTAGAGGCCGGTCATTTTACTTACCAGCGCAGACTTTCCGGTCTCTTTCTGTCCGCTATCCGGATTAAGCCGGACCTGGTGGCTTTCCTGCATACGCTGATCGAGAGAGCGTTTACGGGATGGCTGAGATGCGGCTGCGGCCGGAGCCGAAGAGGCTAGGACATTAATTGCTGCCGCAGAACTCATCCCGGTATTGAAAGCCAGTGACGCGGCCAGTGAAGGATTCGCAGCTGCATGCTTACTGCCGAAAATACGGGCGCAGCGTTTACGCTCAGCAGCGCGTGCATTTTTTACCGCCTTACTCTCTTTGCGATCGTCGTCGCCGTCGTCTTCAGAATCATCATCTTCTGACGCATCCGGATCATCGCCGTCATCTTCAGCATCATCGTCGCGTTCGTCTTCTTCCGCGTCGTCGTCGCGCTCATCATCATCGGCATCATCTTCGCGCTCGTCCTCTTCCGCGCGACGGGCTTTCGCTTTTTTGGCTTTTTTATCCTCTTCTTCCTCAGAAGCGGAAGGGCCAAGACCAATGAGGTGAGCAAAACTAAACGTCTTTTTCTTTGCCATTTCAGGCTCCTGTTTTTTCAAGTAAGTTTTTGAACGCAGCGTCAGGAGGACACACCTCATCAGCCAGTCCAATTTCAACGCCATCAGCAGCCATAAAACAGGCGGCCTGGGTACTTTTTATAACCTTTGCGCTAATCCCCCGGTTTCTGGCAACAGTGTTCACAAACAATTCGCCCATGGTGTTAATGTCCTGCTGGATGGCGGCCAGAGCTTCATCTGACAACTCTCTCAGCGGCGAACCTTCAGCCTTGCGGGATCCATAGGTGATGATCGTAACTTTAAGACCGTCATCTTTAATCCGCTGCGTCCAGTCAAGGTGCATGGTGATCACACCCACAGAACCCACTCCGCCGGTGCGCGGAACAGAAATCCGGTCCGCTGCACTGGCAATGGCATACGCAGCGGAATAAGCGCTTTCCGTCAGAATGGCATGGATAGGCTTTTTCCCCCGGGAGCCGTAAATGACATCAACCAGATCGAAGCATCCAGCGACCTCGCCGCCGGGTGAGTCGATATCCAGGCAAATGCCCGAAATGTCGGGATCTTCCATCGCAGTAAGAAACGCCTGACGAATGCCGTCATACCCTGTCATTCCACTGTACGGACGCAGACTGCCCAGTTTTTGCACCAGCGTTCCGCATATCGGGATGACGGCGACACCCAGCACATTGTCATAACCCGGATCACTACGGGATTCACGTCCCCGGTTATCGTCATATCCGTACCAGTCATCCTCCATGGCAAGAGAAGATTCGATTTTACTGATACCAAATCGGTCCATTACGGATGCCATGATGACTTCGGCTTTACTCGGGTGCAGCGCCAGCGGGGTGTTAAATAATCGCTGGGCCAGATGGGGTAGATTCACTTTTCCTCCGGATCGGTAATGGTCTGGCTCGCAAACTGGTCAGCCTGTGCCCAGCTCGGAAGCGGTAATCCGCGTTTAAGACATGACTCAATTTCTCTCTGGCGCTGATCAAGCACTTCTTCCCAGTCTTCACCGACGTTTTCACCCACCTCAATCTCGAGGGTGGAAAGTCCGGCATCCAGACCAAGAATGGCGCCTTTTTTCTCTGCAACCGGATCCACCCAGCCGCGCCCTGGCCCCATCCAGCGCGCGCGAGAATACGCGGCTCTGGCGTCAACAAAATCAGGTGCGCCTGCGGGCAGGGGTAAATCCTCATTGTCGTGAACTTCTTCAACAAAGGCGGTGAGAATGGGCTGAGCGAAGCCGGTAGAAAAATCGTCCCGGCGGCGAGTCAGTGTTTTCCATGCCTCCAGCAACGAGGAGCGTGCAGAACTGTAGTTAACGTCAGACCAGTCCTGGGTGACCTGCTGTGGGGACAACCCTGTTCCTGAAGAAAAATTACGGAGAACAGCAGATTCGAAGACTTCAAAATTGCTGTAGGGCCGCGCCGCGTTAACCGTCGTGATTTTCTCACCAGGATAAAGAATGGGCATTCGGGCACCATTCTGAAGTGTCAGACGCCGATCGTTATGGAACTCAACACGCCCGTCCTGATAAGTGCCTAACTCCGACTCGTCATAGGTCTCGCCCAGGGCAGACTGAACCATCGCAGGGTCATAGGGTGACTCAATGTAAGCGGCAAATATGGCATTAAGAATTGCTGCCTCAAGCTCACTCTGGTCATACTTCACCAGCATTTTCAGACGCTGAATAACCGGAGTCAGGATGCCGTTACCACGGTGCTGCGCGCCACGCTCATGATCAAAATCGTGAACCACATGCGGGCGGCCCCAGTCAGTTTCACGCGGGATACGCTGCCACGTCATGGTTTTAGCCCCGCTCCACCAGTCACCGATATGGGCCTCCCTGATGTGGTAAGCAACCGGCGCACCGTCCGCATCAATTTCAACGCCACCACGGACATTTGGCATATCGAAATTCTGCTGAGGATTACTGAGGCGGTCAGGATCGACAATCTGTACCGTGGTGGCGTAACGCCCTCTTCCGGGACCAAGCCTGTCAGTTCTGTACTGGAGAATGGCCAGAGCATCCCCGTCAATAAGCTTGTGACGAAATCCCAGGCGTAACATCTGCGACACGGTGAGTTTTCGTTCAACATCACAATACCGGCCAGGATCGTTACTCCAGGTCCGCCAGTGCCCGTCCAGTGCTTTTCCGTACTCTTCCGCCCAGGACGCATCAAACGCCTTGTTTCCGGTGATCATTCTGAGAACACGGTAATCGGGTTTCATGATGGGGCGGAAGTTGGCACCAACCGCATTATCCAGCAGACGTGTGACCGCACCGTTTGCCCAGCCGTCATTACGGACCAGATCGCGTGCGCGGGACACGATGCGATCCCGGTAAATGTTAATTTCATTGTCCGGGGACCACAGCGCGGGTTGCCAGTTCGCCAGTTGATCGCTGAAAGAGTCAGCTGCGTCATAAGGTACGCGGCTCCCCCCCACCAGCATAGAGGGACGCTGCTGTCGCAACGGCTGCCCATCAGAGCCCAGTATCTGTACTTTATTCATCAGAATCTAAACCTCGCTGGTTTCCGGGGACGAGAGATAATCCCCAGTTGCGCCTGCAGAAGTTGAATCAGGGCCAGCAGATCAGCCAGGGTGCTTTGCTGATAGGACACTGATCGCGTCCCGTCTCCCTGCGTATAGGAAAACGAAACACCGTGGCTCCCGGTTGCTAAATCAATGTACGCCTGCTGAGCTTTCGCAAGCGCATCCCTGAGCTGATCGTCAGTCATTGCGCCGGCAAGCAGGCTGGTGTTCCGGTTGAACATGATTTTCCTTATTTCGGCAGGAGTTGCGATATTCGCTTACGTTTGACCGGCGCTGGTTCTTCAATAACCGCACCCGGCAGCTCGTAATTGATTTTTTCTTCCTGTCCAACTGGCGCTGGCAGGAACTTATCCGGATCGGCTTCGAGGTTGGCGGCCCGGACGTTGAGTTTTAACCCCATATGTTTGAGACCGCACAGCGCGGCATAGCTGTAAACGAGGCAGTCAAGCGCTTCGTTAGCTCGTCCTGGTATTGCTTCCCAGATACTGTACCGCTGCCCGGAAATGACTTTGTAAACCAGTCGCTCCGCCAGCAGCTGATTGAAGTACCCGAGATCGCGATCGTCAGGAAAATGCATATAACCCGCAGCGGCGGCGCCAGGTTTGGGTGGCTCAAGATGCAGGCGACCGCGTATCACGTCTTTCGCTGAGTTAACCCCCAGAATGACAGGGCGGAAACTGGCTTTGCTTTTCGATGATGGTCGTTTGGTCGGCCAGACAGGATTGCGTTTACCTCCCTGTGCAGACTCCCCCTTAATTGCCCAGACACGACGGCCAAGACGCTCTTTGGCGAATTCGTATACCTTCTGCGTATGGTGGCCACCGGAGTCCATGCACGTTGCCATGATATTCAGGCCGCGCCCGTCACCACGTCGCCAGATCTGTTTCAGGTATGCATCCAGTCGCTTCCAGGGTTCTTCCGTCTCAAGGTCACCATAAATAACGTCATGCGCGACCGACCACGATTCTTCATCTCTCCCCCAGCCGGTGATCGTAATTTCGAAGCGATCGTCCTGGGTATCAACTCCAGCTGTTAACAATGCCACCCCGTCCGGAACGACGGCCGGAAATATTTCCCGGCGCGCCAGCAGAACATCAACAGGGAGCTGTTTCCCATGATTAGGTCGGTGCGGAAGCCCCATCTGGGTATTCCACCACGCCTGTTCCTTATCCGGATCGCCCTTCGCATCGATATATTTTTTCGCAATATCCGACGGCTTATCTTTTTGCCAGGGGCTGAAAAGCTTGGATGCCTGGTACCCCGCGTGGTGGTTATCGACTGCCTCCTTTCCACAGGAGGGGCAGATTGCGCGATAGACCGCATGCCGTTCCGACTCTGACCATTGCCAGACCTTTTCAACGCTGCCCTCGTCTGCCGCCCGCCAGGCAAGGTCATAATCCATCAGCGGTGAGTGCCGCTCCCCGCAGCACTCAAATGGGCGCGTCTGATGCCATCGAATAGTTTGCAGAGCTCTGAGGCGCTGTCCTTCGGACCAGCCACTACCACAGCATTCGCAATAGAGCATCGCCGATTTAGTCAGGTGTTTATCTCCCTCTTTCGGCCACTGAACGTGTTTGAAAAAGTCGGGGAACTGGCGGTGGCCACAGTGCGGGCAAACCACAGATGCCCGGCGCTGATCGGAGTCGGCGTAGCTGTCAGCAATGCGGCTCTCATCCTCCACCGTCGGCGAACAGGCGCGTACAGACAGCCAGGTCAGGCCAAATGTCGCTGTACGCTCTTCGGCCAGCGCAATTGGATCGCCTTCGCGGGTTATCGGGTACTTGTCCACTTCATCCGCCAGCAGGACACGAATCGGACGACGCGCAAGGTTATCAGGGCTACCAGCACCCGCCAGCGCCAGAAATCCGCCAGTGAACGCCTTGTAAAGAATGGTTTCTTTCGAGCTTTTCTGTTTCGAATCACCGATGATTTTACGCAGTACCGGCGTCACCCTTACCAGCGGGCTAATACGCTCTTTCGAAAACTGTTCAGCGGCTTCTTCTTTCGGCTGCAGCAGCAGTATCGGACAAGGATCGAGGTGGGCAAAATAGCCAAAAAGGTTTTCCAGCAGTGCTGTCTTCATCAACTGGGTACAGCACATTACAGTGATGATATGAACCCCGGACTCCGTCGCGGCAAGCATCGGTCCGCGGGCAATTTCTACCGTCGATGTTTCCCAGTTTCCCGAAGTGCTCCCAGCCTCTTTTGCCAGCTTACGATAGTCATCTGCCCACTGCGGCACACTGATACGCGGCGGGGGTGTCCAGCCTTTGCGGACGCTTAATTCAAGACGCTCAATCTTCTGCCGGGTTAAACTCTGGCTCTCCGAGGACTGAGATGTGTTTGTGGACATGTTCAATCAGCACCTCTGTCATCCTGTCCGCCGGTACATCCAGATCAGCAGCCATTAGCGGCGCCACCCTGGACGGCCAGTTAAGCCAGGCATCACGCTGTTGGCGAAAGGCGTTGAATAAAACCTCCTCGGCTGCTGTCAGCTCAATAAGCTGGCCGCTGTATTTTTCATACTGCAGCTTTGCCTGCAGGGCCATGTAATTCTCGCGGATACGTCCCGCTTCCTCTCTCGAAAGATCTGCCCCTTCAGTGAGCATTATCTGGCGGACAGTTTTATTGATTTCATCACCGTCATCATCGTTATCGCTAACGACGGGAGTTTTCTTTTTCTTCGCGTTCGAGGCGCGCGGGTCTTTGCCATCGCGGTTTTTCTTCAATGCCGCATCGCTGGCCTCTACGTCAATCAGGTCTCCGTCCATCACAATGAAGCGCCCGGCTTTAATCCACCGACCAATTGTTTTGCGATCCACACCTGAATGTTGTGCGTACTGACTCTGGTTCATCGTGGTCATGGGACATCACCTGGGACATTTTCTGGGGTGGGACATTCGCCTGGGACATTTTTGCCATGTCCCACCAGAATGTCCCACTGGAATAAACTGGAATAGCCAGAGCTGGCGAGGTGTCCGTAATGATCGCCAGAGGTGGGACATGGGACACAAATCTGAAAGTTGTAGCTAGGAAAACACCGCGGCGCGCAATGCCCGTGCCTTACAAAAGGCTCAGGAAGGACCCAAAACCCCTGGGGGGGCTATCTGGCCGAGCTGATCGCCTCAGCAATCGCCTGGTGCAGCGCTGAGGGTAACAATGCGTTGGCCATGGTGTTTGCCCTGTCCATATAGCCGAGCGTTGGTTTGACTGGAAGCGCGTCTCCAAACCGAATAAGCAATTTTGGTGCAGGTTGCTTAATCTTGTCTCTGCGCGTGCCGTTCGGAGAACGTTTTGCCCGTTTCTTCCCTTTTTTGGTTTTCGGCTTTTTTCTCTGCCACACGGCATTCACGCCACCAACGTCACCAATAAATACGTTTGGCTTTGCTTTGAGCTGAGAGAGCTTATTACGCGGCAGGTTGCCGTATTTATTAAGCTTTATGTCTTTCGGGTTAAGCAAAGCACCACCATTAAGCTTGTGCGCTCCGCCGAACTCGAAGGGTTCAAGGTAGCCAGCAGCAGTATCACGAACAAACACCTTCGCACGAAGGCTGTTTTTCCTGGCACCAACTGACCCTACCGATTTAACTGTAAAAGGTGTTGGATTATCCAGATTCTGCTCAAATGCTGTTTTTTGGGCCGCTTCTATCTGGCGAACCACTTTAGTCATAGCCTGGGCAGTCGCAAACGGTATTTGCTTCTGCAGCTGTCTTAACTGACTGGAAAGGTCCTTAAGCGTTGCCATATCATTGACCACCTAGTTACAGTAATTAAGATCAGTTTGCTCATAAAGTTGACAATAAAAAACCGCCCGTAGGCGGTTAGTCGAACATTTTATCAAGTTGCTTAGCAAGAGCTCGGTTAAACAGCTCCTTCGAAACTGTCATCAGCGTGCCCATACTGGCATCTTTGAATCCGGTTTTTAATGTTGCCCAAACCTCTTTGTTACGGAGAGCATCCAAGAAGTCAGCCCCATCGCGGTCAATCGCAAGGGCATTACAGCCCAGTGAGTCATTCCGTCTAAAGACTGAATAGCACCAAAGCCGGGCTCTCCATCACTCCTGATAATCAGCCCTCTATCCTCAAGCAAACGCATATGAAACACAAATGTGTCAGTTTCACAATTGAACCCTAAATCATTTAATCGAATAATATCGGTATCAGGTGAATCCGATGCCTCGAAAGCCTCGAGCAAACCTTTAAGGTATTCTTGATCTATTTGCATAACCCCTCCGTATGTAAAAGGTTAATTTAACATCAATTTAAGCACTGCTCTTTGATGTATTCCTGCAAATATCCAACCTGTTTCGTCACTGTGACGATTCGCTCTCTGAGGGTGAAATAATCCCGTTCAGCGGAGTCAGTAAGTCGGGGGCCGGTAACATCGCCCAGGCCGCCGGTGCTGGTCGCTCCGTTCGCGGGACATCTGGCGTTGACGTGCAGCCCACACTTGCCAGTGCGAACACAACGCTGCAAATCATCAAGCTGCTTTTTAGCATCAGCTAAGTCCTTCGTGTATTTGGCATCCAGCACCGCTGCATCACGCTGGCGGATCTGCATGTCTTTGATGGTGGCGTTCGCCTGGTTAAGATTCTTAATGGCTTTATCGCGCTGGTCTTTGTAGGTGATGGCGTTGCCGCGGTAGTGGTTAATAGCCCAAGCCATGGAAACCATCAGGCAGATAACGACAGCACAGATAATTGCTGTTAATCGGCTCACTAATCTAACCCCCAACACGCCAGCGCGCTTTCCTGGTCCCGTCTCTCAACCTGACCATAGCAGCCATTCTTCTGGCCTTTGGTTAGTCGGCAATCGCGGCCACCGTCTTTGATCCACCAGCGGATTGCTTCACATGCCCCTTTACGATCACCGGCGTTGATGCGTTTATAAAAGGTAGAAGGGAAGCATTTACCAGGACCAATGTTGTACGGGCAGAATGAGGCAATCCCCGCTTTCTGCGGTTCGGTCAGTGGTACCTGGATATTGCGGTCGACCCAAGCCAGCGCCTTGTTCAGCTCGCTGGCGTTCACCTGATTACATTTCTCTGGCGATAGCCTCATACCTGGGGTAACAGGCTTGCCGTCAACCGTGGTAGCTCCCCGGCAAATCGTCCAGATACCGCTGCCATCTTTGTACGCTGTAAGGCTGTTTCCCTCTTTCTCATTCAGAAACTGATCGAGAATGACGGATGCTGGCGCACCAGCAAGTACCAACCCCAGAACAGCAGCACTTAATTTTGCTCTGGATCCCATCACTCACCTTCCTTTTGTAATGCCTCAACGACCACGCTTGCAGCCGCAGGACGTTCGTGAAGGGGTTTATCACCAACGCCTTTCAGGTAGTCATTAACCATTTTTGTTCGCTTCTCGTCCTCTCTACGCCTGCGGTGGGCATCCACGCGACCATTGACATAGGAGGCAAACGAGATAAGCAGACCAGCGGCGCCAAAGAACATGAACACCATATCCTGAGTGGTAAAACCAATGGCTGACGCCAGAGCTGCTACCCACGCGAAGAACTGCGTGAAAATGTTCCCTGAATCATTCATTTTCATGGTCTCTCACCTCGCTGTGTGCGGGTGTTATTGAGGTAATAAAAAAGGCCGCTTGAGCGACCTCACGTTTATTCCCCTGTTAACGCCCTTATTTCCTCCACCGTCTGGCTAAACCTGTCCTCCTCGAGTTCAACGCCGATAGCCTGGCGGCCAAGTTCCAGCGCGATTTTCACGGTCGAACCGGACCCCATAAAGAAATCAGCCACCACATCACTAGGCTTACTGCTGGCGTTGATGATCTGCCGCAACATGTCAGCGGGTTTTTCGCATGGGTGTTTACCTGGGTAAAACTGAACGGGTTTATGTGTCCAGACGTCGGTATAAGGAACGGATACGGAAACAGAGAAATGCCGCCGAAGCGATTTGTACTCTTCGAGCAGCTCTGAATACTTGCGATTTAACGAATGCCACATAGCCACCAGCTGGTGGTGTGGTGTTGCCAGTTCGCCGTTCTGGTGCTTTTCGATGGCTACCTGCGTGAAAAGGGACTGAAGATTCCGGTAGTCTGATTCATTCGGTAATTGCCACTGGCTACCGCTGAACCAGTGAGACACCATGTTCTTCTTTCCAGTCGCATCGGCTATTTGTTTTGAGGTTATGCCAAGCGCTTCACGTGCATCCCGGAAATAAGAAATTAGGGGAGTCATTACATGCTGCTTCAGCTCGCTTCCCTTCTCCGCGTAACCGTCGCTCTTTGGTTTATACGGCCCCTGGTAATGCTCAGCGAAGAGGATGCGCTCTGTTGCAGGGAAGTAAGAGCGCAGACTCTCTTTATTACAGCCATTCCAGCGGCCCGACGGTTTAGCCCAGATGATGTGGTTCAGGACGTTGAACCGCTCACGCATCATGATCTCAATGTCTGCCGCCAGGCGGTGACCGGAGAAAAGATAAAGACTGCCAGCAGGTTTAAGCACTCGCCAGAATTGTGCGAGGCACATATCAAGCCAGCGAAGATAATCCTCATCCCCTTTCCACTGATTGTCCCAGCCGTTGGGTTTCACTTTGAAGTACGGCGGATCCGTGACTATCAGGTCAATGGAGTTATCAGGGAGAGTGGCGATGTATTGCAGGCTATCAGCGTTGACTAACTCAACACTGTTTATATTTACAGTATTTTTCATAGATCAATAAGCGTAACTCTGATAGGCTCTCTTTGCTTTTGCGCTAAAGCAATGGGCCTTGGTTAGCTTGTGACCTGAAAGCATGAGCTGATGGCTGGTGGGTGCTCCAACATCCACCAGCCGCCCATTTTCACAGCAAAATACCTCCGAAATGGAGGTGCGAAGGCATAAAAAAACCCCGCTTAAGCGAGGTTATTTCGAATAGATAATCAAGCAGCAGGTTCGGATGGATAAACCTGCTCATACATCTGCTGAAGGGTGTCAATAGCTTTGTTAGCCATTATCAATATAGCTTCCGCATCAGCCTTACTTAAAGTTCTATCAAGCTCGTAATCTGCCCATTTACGTCGGGTATGCAAATGTCTCAGCATTGTTCCCATAGAAATGAGTTTCATTTTTTCAAACGGCTCATTTCCTTTTAACCATGCATCATTTGTAAGATAGTCGCGAACAGCTTGGTGTGACGACTTGTTTGGGCATTTCTCAAGCTTATCAAGCGTTTCATGATAAACTCCATAATACGCTCGACCAATGGCGTTTCTGTAACCGATTTCATCGTTGTGAGAAATGCATTTACCAGCAAAAACAATAAAATCTTTCCCCGATACGCTCATCAGTAAATCCCTCTTTTTTCATCGCTTTGAAACCAGGATGTAAAAGGGCTGTTCCGATAACTATCATCTGAGAGCAAAACCAACAGTTCCATGTTCATTTCAGCTAAAACCTGCGGATCAGCAGTTTGGGCTCTAACGATGAATGCATTGTCATCATCTCCACCAAGATAATAGCTAACACTTGAACAGTTAATACCGCGCTTGTTCGCAATCTCTTCAGCTTGATCGCAAAGGGCTTCTAGTTCTCGAGAAGAAAGACGGGTAGCGTTTTTGAAATCAACAATCTGTTCAGCCATATAATTTCCCTGATTGATTATATCCTCTCGCTCTTGGCCATCATAAAGAGCAGCCATTTTGAGGGAGAACTTTTTAACCAACTTGTCGTTGCCGATACAAAATGCAGCGTTTCTTGCTACAAGCCTCAGTTCATGTGAAGGGAAAAGCTCAACTATTCTAAACAACTCAACGCGATGCTCATAGTTATGAGCCGAACGAGAAAGATACGCCAAGTAGTTTTGTGCGATCGTTGGACTCCCAGAGCTCATCGCGTCTTTGAATAAACGTACTGCATCAGAGTGACGCCCGAGAGTTCCATTAAGCCATGCATACGCATGTGCGCGCTCACTTATTGGAAGTTTAGCAATGTCGCGCTCAATTTCCGCAATAGTGTCTGTATCCGGGACTTCTCCCTTCTGGAAGTAATCGAGGATTGTTGCAAGCAGTTCTTGTTCTTTTGACTCAGGCTGTCCTGACATAATTTTCCCGAAGAAAACCAAATTCTGTATGTTTTCAATAGCTTCACTGGATAGGTTTTTATATTGCTGTCATCAGTATTGAAGCTTTTACGGGATTGTACAGGACCATCAGCGTTCTACTTGTGCATAAGAATTTAATAAACCTACAGACTTATCCACAGAAAAAAGAGTTATCAACAAAAAAAGTTATTCACAACTTAACTAATAGCAAAATATTGTTGATAAGCTGTGCGTAATTATCATATCCATCAAACTTACGCACATTAGAGCCTTGTGTTGCCTATCCATCGTTTTTTCCTATCAAAACGAAACGACATGCTTTTCTGCGATTAAAAAAGTATTCCGCAAAATTAAAAAACCCGCTCACTGGCGGGTTTATATACTGTTGGCAACATATCAAATTAGCTTCAAATATCGCTTATTTTGTTGCATTTTGCAAGCCCAATTGAGGGAGTTAGTGAAAGTTATCTCACATTTCCGCCACTTTGAGTTCTTGGTACTCTTCGTACCGTGACAAAATTTCGCTTAGTGCCTGGCTGTCCATTTCTGCAAACGACGCTTTGAAAGCCGCCCAGTGGCCTGAATACACTCTGAGCCAGGTGGAACGCTCAACGCTGACCATGCGCGCCAGAGCTGCTCCAGCATACTCCTGATAGGTATCGTTATTACGCGAGGCAGCAACTTCTTGCGCCGCCAGCCAGACAAGCCCTATCAGTTTTTTAGTGACACGGCCCTGTATTTTTTTGCCGCTATGCTGACGCTGAAATTGTTCCCACACGTACTGGCACATTAACGTCTGGTACCGGAAGGTCAGGTCATACCCATAGCAATACCGCACCCATGCCTGCAAATGCTCCCCCAGACCATTCACCGACCGACGCCATGCTGAACAAGCGAACTCCGTATCCTTAATAGGCGGTAAAGGTCGGCGACGGCTCCTTGTCTCAAGAACATAAAGCGGAGTGGCCAGAGTTTTTACAACCTTCGATCCACAACCTTCCCCACCTTCCATGACGATTTCAGGATGGTGCCGGGGGTATTTGTTCTTATCTGCTGGTGGATGCTCACTGAACGCCTGCAGCTGTCCTTTTGTCGAACCTGATAAATCCGCCAGCGCTCGGCGCAGTTCAATCCGCGTATATTCCAGTTCTTGTAAATTCATTATGCTCAGCGCTCCATACAATTACGCTTTTGTTATTACGCCGATCGCCAGCGCTCGATTCATAAATCGGAATAGCAGCTCCAGCTGGGTACCGTGTTTTTTCTCGAACGCTGCAACATCAGCATGTAATTTGTCGTGACACTCTCTGCACAGAGGGATCACGAACAAATCGTGGGCTTTAGTGGCGGTACCGCCCATGCCGTGACCAATGACATGGTGTGGATCATCCGCTGGCCGCCGGCAACCTTCACAGGGCTGGGTTTTAGCCCACCGGGTATAGTCCTCATTCACCCACCTGCGGTGTTTTGGGCGCAACATGAATGATTCAGGGGATTCAGGATCCGCATGCAGAGCCAGAACCTGTGGCTGGTCATAGGCCACTTCCTGATTTGTTCCATGCTTTAAATGCGCAGCCGTGACCGCAGGGGTGACCTTCTTCTGCAAAATGTTTTTTGTCGGTGGCATCGGCACAATGTCACTTTCGCGATATACGGATAAAAACGGCTCATCCGGTAAGCGAAGCGCATGCTGGGCCATCCTTTCCGTGATTGCATCAGCAATGCCTGAGTAAACGGCCCACCAGCACAATTCACCGAGGGATAGTTCACGCTCGTTGTTGTAGCCAAGCGAAGACAGGATAGAACTGATCAGCCAGTTAATGAGATTACGCCGGGCCAGTTCTGCCAGCGCCGCGGTGGTTTGCTCGCGCAGCTGGTTATCGCAATGCCAACAGAGCAACATTGATCCAGGGGGATGTCGCATCGTTACCAGCTCATGATGGTGATAATCAGTGTGCGGGTACTGGCATTCCTTCACGTTACGCTCTAGCCAGGATTCCAACCCGGACAAACCGCCTGCTGCACGGATAACTCTCTCGTCGGTGAAGAATTCCTCGAGGGACTTATCTTCTGCCAGCGGCTGCCGGGCATCAGGGACGAGCCCCGACGGAAGCCCAGCCATGCTTTTTGGCTGAGGCTCCACCAGCACACGCCCCTGTTGAAACAAAGACATCAGTTCGCTACCCGGCTTTAACAGCACAAGCCCAAGGCGCGGAACAGTCTCGGCTGTAAACAGTCCTCTCACGCGGCATGCCCCTTAGCGATGTGTGCCGTCCACAGGCCGCCGATCCACTCGATGCCTTTGGGTGTAAAACGTGCCTGGCTAAAGGCGTAGTTTGTTTCGCTCGTAGTGCCAGTTTTCACTTCAAACCGCCCGGCAGCAATGTGCTGGTGCCGAGGTGTCAGCACTCCACTGAGCCGGTACAAAATGCCGCTCTCAATGAGGAACAAGCGGAAATCGGTCTCTTTGGCCTGCAACAGCTTTGCCACCTGGCGGAAAGACATTGAGCCTTTGGCAGTACAATATCGATCGACAAACTCAACTTTCGGCGCGGCAGCGGCTAACTGCTGGCTGAGTTGTTCTTTCTGCTCGGCCAGATCCGCGGCGAGACGTAATGCCTCCGGCAATGTTTGCGGGACACTTACGGCCTGGCTGTTCTCCAGCTCTTGCCAGCGATCGACAACAGCGGCGGTAAATTCTGGCGACAGCCTGGCGACGATCACCAGAGAATCACGTTTGTTAAACCAATACTCCTCGTAGGTTTGCCCGTTTTGCGGGTGTGTGTAGGGGGTGTGCGCCAACGGCGCGGTTAAAATACCAGCAGATGCAAGGCGCTCAGCTGAGCGCTTCACATCACCATGTTTGCTCTGCACCAGCCTGGCAATTTCACGGCTGGACATTGTCACAACACCCTTAGCGGTTAACTGATTCATGCTATTTCTCCATATCAGGCGGCTGCACCCGCCTTTTGATTTGCACATAATTCAGGAAGATTTGCTTCTACCAGCGCACGAGCGAACGGCGGCGGTACTGCGTTACCACAGCGCGCTACCTGCTTGTCTTTGGCGTAACGATTGCCGCGATAGTCCTGATCGATAACGTAGCCGTCAGGGAAGCCCTGCGCCTTATAAAGCTCATGCGGTTGCAGCATGCGCATTCCGATATCGACGATCTGGTACTTAACCCCCTCGATCGTCACCAGCCATTCATCCTCGCTATCACCGCAGTAGGTTTCGAGGAATGTCCGGACCTCGCCAACGTGCTGGCCACCAGCGGTAATCGTCGGCATAGGTGTATCCATGGTCTGACCGTCGCGGCAGGTTCCGCGCAGCTTCACCAGGTGCGACGCAACTACCGCGTGGTGATCAACAGTAGTGACTGAGTGGGCAGGCTCATCCATACCAACACCCGGCCCCGTGTAATTCCCACCATAGTGCTTCGCCAGGAACGCGCTCACCGTTGCAAACTTATTACCACCAGCAGTGACCGTGCCGAGCGGGTTATTCAGTTGAAGAACACGCGGTTCTTGCCCTGGGCGTTCGCCGTACCCCATCTGGATCAGTGTTGGAGTTACCAGCTGCGACTTACCGCCACCACCTGCAGTAATCGTCGCACTCGGTTCGTCAGCCCTGTGCCCAACACTGGCTCCAAACTGGCGGGCGATGACCGGCGCAACCACGCACGCGCGGGACTGCTTGAGGATTGTATGAGCGGGTTTATCCAGCGGGCGCGGCTTTGCCTGGTACTCACTGCCGCCATTGCCAGCCAGGAACGGTGTCAGGGCGGCCTCAACTACGCCAAGCGCATGCCCATTCCCGCCCGGGCGCGCCGACGTACCAGCGGTGACAGTTGGTACCGGCTCGGTCACTGGCTGCCCGGTGGCCCCGGTGCGGAATTTAGTAAGATGCGGTACCGCCAGTGCGTAGCCATGCTTTTTAGTGATGGTCTGCAATGGCTCTAACAACGATTGCCCGCGGAAACAGTCATAACCTCCTTTCGTCGTGGTGTGGTTACACTTCACGATGAAAGGTGATGCGCTTTCGATAACAAAGCGCTGGATGCCGCGCGCGATACGTTTGAGCGTATTTTCCGCCAGCGGCTTTTTGCGGTCGAAGATGGACCGGGCCGGGATATTCCAGTCAATGCACTCCGCCGCGGTACGCCATGGCGCCAGCTTGCCGCTTTGTACTTCCAGTGATTTTGGATCCCCATGAGTCGCTTCAGGCCAATGAATCTTGCGGCCGTCACAGCGCATGACCATGAAGAAACGCTTTCTGATCGTCGGCGCGCCGTAGTCACATGCGCGCAGCTCCCGATAATCAACCTCATAACCAAGCCCGGCGATCAGCTGTTGCGCCTGCTGGCCGTGCGGCTCAATGGCAAGGAATTCACAAACCTCAGCCAGCGCAGGGTGATTCGCCGCGATCCCCGTCGACAGCATGCCGACAAATGCCTCGAATGTTTCGCCAGCACGCTCAGGATCTGGGCGTAATTCTTCATCCAGCAGCGGGCCCCATGTCTTAAACTCTTCGACGTTCTCCAGCATCATGACGCGGGGACGTACTGCCAGCGCCCAGCGCAGGACAATCCACGCCAGCCCGCGAATCTCTTTCTTAACCGGCTTAGCGCCCTTCGCCTTGGAAAAGTGGCGGCAGTCAGGGCTAAACCAGGCCAGACCGACAGGTTTACCGCTGGTGGCTGCGCTTGGGTCAACGTCAAACACCGACTCGCAATAATGCAGCGTGTCAGGGTGATTCGTCTTATGCATCGCAATAGCGTTTTCGTCGTGGTTGATAGCGATATCCACGCTACGCCCGATCGCCAGTTCAATGCCGGTACTCGCGCCGCCGCCACCAGCAAAGTTATCAACGATAATTTCACGCATTGACGGCCCCCTGCATGCTGTTGAAGAGACCACCAGCGGTCGTGATAATTTCACTCGTCGGCATACGTTCGAGCCACAGCTGGTTGATATTGGCTTTCAGCTTGTTCTGCTGCGAAACAGGTAGAGCGTCAGCCCCTTCAATCTGGTTAAACACCAGTCCAACCTCAAGAGGCCAAACGCGCGATTCGTTTAACGCCTTGTCCTTTGATTCCTGCGTCTCACGGACATGGGCGCGGATCCCCCGAATATTTGACCATTTGGCTTTATCCAGGCTTTCCATGGTCGCGATGAATTCACTGTGGTTAATGCCGTATTCTTTCGCAGACTCAACGGCAACCGTGCGTAACCGCTCTGACATGTCTTGTTTCACGTCATCGCTATCAAAGGGCAATGTTTCCAGCCATGCATTAACACCCACCAGGATGCTCTCGCTGATCAGCTTTTTCGCTCTGTCGATCGTCAGCGGTGAAACATTGGTAAATTCAGGGTTTTCCAGAGAGTCGGCAGCCCAGGTATGACCAAACTTTGACTCGCTGAAGGTGTACTCGTCTTTCTTGCCGAACGCCGCGACAACACAGGCCCAAGCCTCTACACCGCTGGTTTCCAGAATGGCTTTTTGGGTTAATGGCAGTTCTGCCTCTGATTTCTCCGGCACTACCTCAGCGTCCAGCTCCGGCGCCGCATCAGTTTGCGTTCTTCCCACGGCAAATTGGGCCAGCGACATCGCAGCACGGCCTTTGGCCTCCAGGTCGGTGCGGTTGATGTAACTGAAACGCTCACCCCGCCATGTTTTGTCGAAGACCACGATAGCGCCAGCAAAAAATGCGCTGGTGGGCTGCTGCTTTTCGTCTTTCGGCACGAACCATGTAGGAAGATCGAAACCAATTCGGCCACGGATGAATGTGACGTGATCTGCCTCTACCGGCCACCACGTTTCACTCGTCGCAGACTTAATGAGAAAAACGTACCGACCACCCTTTTCTCGCATGGCCATAGCGTGGTTAATGATGTGGGTCATTCCGGTAACGGCCTGCTTGTCGTGGTACTGAGAGCGGCTGTAAGGCGGGTTGCCAAACCCGGCACCACCGAGTTCTGCCAGCCGCTCTGACCAATCCTGCGTCAGGGCATTATCTTCAGCCGTGTACCATGCTGGGCACTTCGCGTTGCTGTCGTCGGCAAAAAGGTCCAACACCAGAGGGCCGAACATCGCATTGATCCCCCAAAACAACAGATCCGGAGTGCGCCATTGATCACCGACCTCTTTCAACTCGTGTGCTGGTTTTGAACGGAGTTCAGCCAGTGCACGGCAGTATTTATTTTCCATCATCCTCTGAACCCCTCTGGAATCTTGCTATCAACCGGACCGAACTTCATCGGGTCATGTTTCTTTTCACCCCAGCTGTCACGCGGTGGCCGCCCCTTCTTGTCCCAGCGGATCCCGCTTTGCAGATAACCTTCAAATTTTTTCGGACCGAAGAGCGTTTCAGGACGCATGTACTGGTACTGCACGTCATTGCCGTTCCAGTGCTCATGCTTAAGGTCGATCACCAGCTGTAAGTCGCTAACGGTGTAACCTTCACGCAGACGAGCACGGATGTTTTCCAGAGAAGTTTTTGATTTTTGGTATCGTGAGCCACTAACCAGGTTCAGATGATTCAGAACCAGGATGGCGTTATCGGTGATCATCACTTCAGGGTCTGGTTGCGGCGCAACCGGACAAGAAGGTTTTTTAACTGATGGATCAGTAGTTGTATTTACTGACGGATCCCCCCCAGATTCTGACGGGTGAAAACCGCCTTTTTCATCGTTTTTTGATGCCTCAGATTTTGACGCGTCGGTTTTTGAGGCATCAGATTTTGATGCGTCAGAATCTGACAGGTGAGAAAAGGCAGCAGCCTGCAATTTCGCAACATTGAGCTGGTAAACGTTCGATGCATTTCGGTTGCCTTTACGGCGCTGCTGGCGGGTTAACCAACCATCTTTTTCCAGCTGAGATATGGCTGTACGAACCGTGCTCTCACCAGCACCAATCTGGCGCGCGATGGTAGCGATGGAAGGCCAGCTAACCCCTTCATCACTGCTGAAGTCTGCCAGACGCGCCATGATGGCAACGCTGGATAACTTCATGCCTGACGAAGCGCATGCATCCCATACGTAACCGGTTAATTTAGTGCTCATGGTCGTCCTTTAATTCTGTAAATTTACGCTGGAATTGTTCAAGAGGGCTGAAGCACTCATGATCGTACCCTTCGCGAAGGTATATAACGCGCTGTGTATCTGGCTCCCAGCGGACAACTCTGACGGGAACTCCGTAGTGATCTCTGAACCGCCGGTTAACTTCAGCCATTCCTCGCGCCCCTTCTCGTTCATCTGAACAAATGCTTCTACCATCAAGTCTGCTGGCTGGTAGTTGCCTCCATCAGCCGCGTTATTTATGATTTCCACATAGCCGAACTGGGCATCTTTACCCACCAGCGGCAAACATCTGAATTGCTTAGCTGGTCTGAATCGGTTTACACTGTTCATGCGTTAGTTTCTCCACTGATACGACACGCCAAGGCGCCCGGAGCTGCACACTCGCGGGCGTCACCTTTTCTGCCTGTTGAAACGAATACGTCAATCGCCTGATCTGAAACACCAACCCCATAAAGCGCCATAAATCCCAGGAACCCGTGAATCTGGTGGCGGAGCTTCTTACTGAATAATTCTGAAAGCGTTTTGCGCTCTGATGAATCAATTACCCCATCAGCCGCTGCTGCCATCTTGGCATTAGCCAGCTCACCAGATGCTGCTGCCGCTTTCATCTCAATGCTGTACAGCTCAACGTTATCCAGGCTCTCAGCAGTTGGAACATCCACCAGCCATTTCCCTTTTCGGTTCGCCTGGTACTCGGCCAAGTAACAAGAACCAGACAGGTCCTCCATCCGTTCCAGTTCTGCCAAGGTAAAGAACCGACTGCCACACTTCTGGTACAGGTGGTTGTGGAACTGGTCGATAGTCATCCCTAAATCGGAAGCCATACCTAAGCGACCATGCTTGTGTGCCTTACACATCAGGCGGATTGCTGTATTTATGCTGTCTACCATGTTGATTTCCCTCTGGTAGTTAATAATCAACTTAAAGTTGACTATTGTTGTTAGCGGAAGGTATGCCGTCATTTTTGTTCGGATAAATATCAGGTCGTAATTGATGGGGAGTTACTACCCATCCGCCCCATTGGCAGAGTTGAATAACTCTTTCAGAAGGTACTCGGTTCTTTGCAATCCAGTTCGCAACAGATTGAACTGATTGGAATTCAAACCGCCTTGATACCTCTGAAATCGACCCGATCGCCTTCACAGCTTTAGCTGTTACATTCTTGTGTTGAGATGACATGTGTTCTCCTATGACTAAGCCTGCATCAATACTACTTATAGTAGCAATTATTAGCAACTTAAAATAGAAATGACAACTATGCCTTGTGCGCTTAATCTTCTACTTATGGTGGAAAATGCTAAATACAAAGACTTTGCCGAAAGGCTAAACAGGTCTCTCCAAGAGCAATCTATTGGAGTTAAAGAATTGTCAGAGTTCAGTGGTGTCTCGTATGAGATGGCGCGGCGCTACACTCTTGGTACTGCAAAGCCGAGAGATGAGAAGATGATTCGAATTGCAGAAAGACTTGCCGTCTCACCGGCTTATCTTGATTATGGTGTGCCTGTTAATGGTGGCGACGCGCCAGCCAAAGGCACGGTCAGAATAGAGCAATTGGATGTTCATGCTTCAGCCGGTTCCGGATATATAAACCAACCATTCCCTACAATAGTGAGCTCAATAGAGATTCCAGAAGAGAGGATCTTCGAGTTGTTTGGTCGTAGAAGCCTTGATGGCATCGTCATGATAAATGTTGATGGCGATAGCATGATGCCCACGCTTTGCCCAAAGGACCTGCTTTTCATAGACAGCAAGGTTGAACAATTCAGCGGCGACGGCGTTTATGTGTTCAATTTTGAAGACAGTACGTTCGTTAAACGTTTGCAGAAGGTAAAAGGGCGCCGACTGGCAGTTCTTTCAGACAATGAACATTACCCGCCCTTCTTCATAGAGGAGCATGAAATGAATGAACTATACATATTCGGCAAGCTAATCAGATGCTTACCTCTAAAAATGATAGAGTTTGGCTAATAATTAATTCATCAAGAAACCGGCGAAAGCCGGTTTTTTTTACGCCTCCAATTCCTCACCTCATAACACTACACTACTAAAAATTTCATTTTCTACTTTTTGTTGTTGCAATTATCTACTTAAAGTAGCTATAGTCATTGCATCGAAAGCGAACAGGCAGGACGCCCACGAAGTAGCCGCCGGTGGCATATGAATAACCGGATGATTCGCTGACAGAAAACTTAGGTTGGGGGTAGAGGTTTACATGAATCATTTATTCACATGCTCATTTTGCGGAGCAACCGAACTGGGAGCGATAAAGATCGTCGCAAAAGGTGGTAAGGACGAACCTGCCATCTGTTCGGAATGCGTAGTCACATGTGTAGAAAAAATGATCCTGACTAAAAAATCAGAGGCTGAAAAACCAACCTCTGATAACGAAATAATATCAGTCGATAAAAAACTATTTAAAGAGCTTCTTCAGCTTGTCCTCAACCTTCCTGATTTCGGAAGTAAGCTGGCTGCTGTTGACATTGATAGTAGCTCCACATCGACAAGTGAAACTTTTGTTCGACTTGAGCCAAGCGATTTTCTTCTTCGTCTTAGTGCCGCACTTAGGGCATGCGGGTAACGTAATTTCCTGGTTATCAAAAGCGCCCATAAACATCCCTCTTGGTTGTGTGAGAACACCAAGATACCACCGCGCCTGATGTGGTTAAAAGCAGGCTAAAGCAATAACAAGTAACTCCCTGTTCTGGCGGCCCGGTGTTTTCCCGTGTATTTCCGGTAACCGCCAGCCTTTTTCAGGGCACAACAGAAAAGGGCATCACCGGGCGACGGGCTCATAACCCAATCCACCCGGGCAAAAAGAAAGCGGTCTCTGCAAGCCGCCGACCAATGCAGGTGCCCTTCTCTGTTGTGTATGGAGAAACTAACTTTTTAGCGTCTGTGCAGATGCGCTGAGGAACCGAGAATGAATAATCCGTTTTTCAAAAATATGTTGGTGTATCGCATTAGTCGCGATTTCACCATCAACCAGGAAGAGCTGGAACAGCAGCTTGAACTATTTCGCTTCACTCCATGCGGTAGCCAGGATATGGCAAAAACCGGTTGGGTATCACCACTTGGTCAGCTGTCAGATCGCTTGCATCACACTGTCAATAATCAAGTGTTGTTGGTTATTCGCCGGGAAGAAAAAATACTGCCATCTCCTGTCATTACTGAAGAACTGCGCAAGCGTGTGTCGCGTCTGGAATCCGATCAGGGGCGTCGCCTCAAAAAAACTGAGAAAGATTCGCTGCGTGATGAAGTGTTGCACTCCCTGCTTCCTCGGGCGTTCTCCAAAAACTCGACTGTTGGTTTGTGGATCAACGTCACCGACGGTCTGATCATGGTTGATGCAGCCAGCGCTAAACGTGCCGAAGACTCACTGGCCCTGCTTCGTAAAACTCTCGGTTCTCTCCCGGTGGTACCGCTGACTATGGAAACGCCGATCGAACTAACTATGACCGACTGGGTTCGTTCCGGTAGTGCGCCTGCTGGCTTTGGCCTGGGTGATGAAGCCGAACTGAAAGCTATTCTTGAAGATGGCGGTATTGGACGCTTTAAAAAACAGACTCTGGTCAGTGACGAAATTCATGTGCATCTGGAAGCTGGCAAAGTAGTTACAAAGCTGTCTATCGACTGGCAACAGCGCATTCAGTTCGTTCTTTGCGATGACGGCAGCATCAAACGCCTTAAGTTCTCTAATGAGATTACAGAACAAAACGACGATATCGACCGTGAGGATGCGGCTCAGCGGTTCGACGCTGACTTTGTTCTGATGACCGGCGAGCTTATCTCTCTCATTAACGGATTAACAACCTCTCTCGGCGGCGAAGCCAAGCGATAAACACCAGGCAACAATTACCCCCATAAGCATGGGTTGGGTTGCTGCACGCTAAATTCAGCAATTCATTAATTTAATGGCGCGGTGCAGCGCGCCAATATGGAGAAAACCATGAGCTACATTCAGACATTATCCGGCAAACACTTTAATTACCTCGATATCCAACAGGACGATATCGTCATCGAGGATATTGCTACTGCGCTGTCTCATATCTGCCGTTTTGCTGGGCATCTTCCTGAGTTTTACAGCGTCGGCCAGCATAGCGTTTTAACCAGCCATCTCGTTCCGCAGGAGTTTGCCTTAGAAGCACTGCTTCATGATGCCGCCGAAGCCTACCTGCAAGATATTCCCTCACCGCTTAAGCGCCTGTTACCGGATTACCAGGTGATCGAAGCTCGCGTAGACGCTGCTATTCGCCAGAAATTTGGCCTACCGACGGAGCAACACCCAACAGTGAAATATGCCGATCTGGTGATGCTCGCCAGCGAACGCCGCGATTTTGAGATTGACGAAGGTTCCGTGTGGCCATGCCTCGATGGCGTTGTCCCGACGGACCTATTCATCATCAATCCAGTTCGTCCAGGCCAGTCATACGGCATGTTCATAAATCGCTTTAATGAGTTGATGGAGCAGCGTCAATGCGCCGCATGAAGGTAAAAGAACTCGTGGCGGAGGCGTTTGCCTCCGTGGCTGAATTGCCACCAAAGCATGCATCGCTTATGCGCGAAGTCGCTACCAGGCTTGAAGCTACGTTCGCAGCATTAACCGAATCATTGGCGCAACTGGAACAGGAACGTAAAGGTAAAACGCAATGACCGTATTTGAATATCTCCAGGGCCACCCGAACGCCACCAGCGGTGAAATCGCAAGGGCGATGGGTAAAAAGACGCCAGCCGTAGCCAGCGCACTATCTCAGCTTTATGCAACAGGGAGAATTGTTAAGTCTGGCGCACGCGGTGGGATACCGACATACCGCGTCAATGATCTGCCGTTTGGATGCAGCAATAACTTAACGCTGATATTTAACCAGCTTCTGCGAAACGTCCGCAAAGGAGCAGCCCAATGAGCAAATTTACGGCATTACCAGTAGAACGCGACCAATACGGCTACTGGACTCACCCCGTCTATGAGCAATTTTGCGATGGTCGTGAATTTATCTCACCTGATGAGTTCAACGCCTGGCTGGATAAAAACGGCCTCGAATGGACGGTAGTTTACCGGGATGAAGAAGACATCGATCCTGAAGTTGATGGTTACGATATTTCAGCCTGGCAGCCAGAATCGCCAGCCGGTGAAGGTTGGTTTGTCGGTTCAATTCACAACACCGAAGATGGCGCGGTATGCATCTGGTTACGTAACGTTGAAGGCGGTGCAGCATGAGCAAATCATTAAATGCACGCTGTATCCGCCGCTGGGAAGTTGAGTTCAAAGGCCTTTGTGATTCGAAGGTGAGTCCGTGGTGGAATAAGCGCGATCTCCGCGGCTATATCCGTGAATGCGCCCTGACAACTGCTGAATGCATGGTAGAGAGCCTGGCCTATAACAACGCAATGCATGATTTTTTTGCTGAAAACGGCGATGACCGTGGCTGGTCTCCAGAATTCTCAGTTTGGTACGACAGCAGCCGTCGTGAGCAGTACAGGAAAGAAGCACTGAGCTACCTCAATGAAGAGGCCAGCAACGACGAAATAGACGAAGAGATTCAGAACGAGCTGGAGGCCTGGAATGACTAACTGCCCATCAACACCTAAACCTTTTCGCGCTGACGGCGGCGATATAAGCACTGGCCGCCTCAAAGAAATAGCGGACAATCCATACGGTGACGAAGAGAAATGCTGTCTGGCTAAGCGTGTGCTGGCGTCACTTGAAGTGGAGCCTGTGGCGTGGACTGATGCGGATGAATTGCGTGATGTAAAGAATGGAGGCAGCGGCTATCTGTTTGCTATTGGTGGTGAGGCCAATAAATTTGCTGATCCGCACCGCCAACGCCGGTAGTGCCAGAAGAAATGCCAAAAGGTCTGGCTGGTCAGATTGTCAGTCTTCTGGCGCATAACATCGGGGATAAATTTTTGGCACAGAAAATCTGGAACGCCTGCCGCACCGCCATGCATCTGGGTGCCGAAAACACCGAGTCGCGCTGCACCATGCAGCCCGCGTCAGCATTAGATTCTTTGCCCTCAAATGCCGATTCGCGCTGCAGCAACTCTCCGGTGATTCCGGATGGTTGGAAACTGGTACCGATTGTGCCGACGGAGAAGATGGTTATCGAAGGCTTCGAGTCGGAGCCAGACGAATTCTTCAGTAAATCTGAAGTGTGGGAGGCGTATCAGAAAATGAGTGGCTGCGAACAAGCGGCGCATCGGGCCAAGTTATGCTGGGCAGCGATGATCTCAGCAGCACCACAACAGGAGGTGAAGCTGTGACTAAATCAGAATTCCTCCAGAAGGTAGCGGTGCTGGCCGGTGAATGCCATAAGTTGGCCTGTGAGCTGGACATAGGCGATGAACGAATAGAGATGTTCGAGATTTATGAAGTGCTTCGCCGAATCCAGCGGAGTGGTGCAGCCGGTGAAATGCTGGCTGCAACAAACCCTTTACTATCCCCTGGAATACCTGAGGACACTGAATGGGTAAATTTCCATAAAGAGGATGAGGCCTGATGCCTAAGACAATCATCATAACCATCGAAATTGATGTTCCGGATCACGCTACCGATAGCGACATATCAGATTGGGTAGACGTCGAGTACGGGCAGTGTGGTGGACAAAAATTAGATAACCCCTGCCGTGGCGATGCCACTGAAGTAATAAACCATTCATGGAAATTTGAGAGCTAACGATGAACGATTTAATGATTGACCTCGAATCAATGGGGAAAAAGCCAAACGCGCCGATCGTCTCAATTGGTGCCGTCTTTTTTAACCCTCAAACAGGTGAACTTGGCCAAGAATTCTACACGGCCGTCTCGCTTGAAAGCGCAATGGCTCAAGGCGCGGTACCGGATGGAGATACAATTCTTTGGTGGCTAAAACAAAGCCCTGAGGCGCGCTCAGCTATTTGCGTTGATGATGCGATGCCTATCACTGATGCACTGTCGGAACTTAGCCATTTCATTCACCGGCATGCATATAATCTCAAATACATGAAGGTCTGGGGTAACGGGGCCACCTTTGACAATGTGATTCTGCGCGGAGCTTACGAACGCGCCGGACGCATTTGCCCGTGGGAATTTTGGAACGATCATGATGTACGCACGATTGTTACCCTCGGTCGCAGTGTTGGTTTCGATCCGAAGCGTGACATGCCTTTCATTGGCGATGTTCATAACGCCCTGGCTGATGCGCGCCATCAGGCAAAATATGTGTCAGCAATTTGGCAGAAAATTATCCCTGCCACCAGCACCAACGAGTAAACCACTCAGCCCGGGTGCAGCCGGGCTTTATGGAGAAGGAAACCATGGCAAAGCTAATGAAAGCGAGTCTCTGGAGTAAGCGCGAATTTACCAAAGACTCCATTCCTGACAACCGTACAATTAAACGTTGGGTCGAAAACGGATTACTCATGGGAAGGATTGTAGATGGTTCAGTTTTTGTCTATGAAACCGAAAAGTGGGGAGTTGACTCAATTGTTAATCAGGCGGTACGTCAGTTAATAATTGAGGGTTGACCATGGCAGCAAGGCCACGAAAAAAAGAATACCGCCACCTTCCTGATTATCTTTTTTTTGATAAAGATCGTGGCGTGTATAAGTTCACGCTTATAACTGGGAAAAAGAAAACTCTCGGTTCGGATCGAGTAATGGCTATCGCCATCGCCCGAGAATATAACCTGAGGATGCGCCCTGAAAATACACCATCGATAGATTCATTAATTCGGGAATCGGGAGGGCTGAATGGTGAAGCCCACCCGTTTTCTGAACATGTTGATCGCATTATGGAGAGAGCGATCAAAGATGAGCAGCCGTCTAAAAGCACACTTGACGATTGGAATAATGATGCCATCAGGGTTAAAGAATTTTTTAATAACATACCCGCATGCGATATTGAGCTTGAGCACGTAAATGCCTACATACGAAATTACCATTCTGAATCGTCGGCCAATGTTCAGAACCGAAAAGTTAGCTTCCTGAAAAAGCTATTCTCTTATGCTGTTGATGAATCGCTAATGATGGATAACCCTGCAACACGGAAAAAAATGCGGCGTGTCGATAAAAAGGTCCGCCGGCGACTCACTTTGGAACAGTTCTTGGCCATACATGCAGCTGCTGAACCTTGGCTGAAGACTGCAATGGACCTTGCCATACAAACTACGCAAGCGCGCCTGGAAGTTTCCCGGATCCGGTACTCGATCAAGGAACCTCAAGAAGGGGTTTGCGGCTGTGTATGGTTCGATCAGGAGGAGGCTGGCATATTCGGAACGCTTTACATTCACCGGCAAAAAGTGCAGCACAAAGAGGCTTCACACGTCGCTATTCCGATCGGCAGGGCCCTGAAAGAGATCATCGACAACAGCAGAGACAATGTGGCCAGTCCTTATGTTGTTCACCGGCTTCTGGAAAAGAGAAGCAATCCGATAAGTAAGGAAGTTAACCACCCAACACAGGTGGCCCCTGATTATTTGAGCAGGGCATTTTCAGAGCTGCGGGACCGGATAGGTGTAGCGGCAGAATTACCTATCAAAGAAAGGCCAACTTTCCACGAAATTAGAGCGCTGGCGGCTCATATTTTCGAAAGACAAGGTATCGATCCGCAGGCAAGGATGGCCCATAGTGATGCAAAATCGACAAAAATTTATACCCAGAATCATGTTGAATGGGTTGAAGTACCACATGCAGAAATAAAAATGGCATAGAAAAAGGCACCTGATGGTGCCTTGAATAAAGTCTTGAATAAGACACCCGAAGGTGCCTTAAGTGGTTCTCTTAGCAACGAACTAAGAACGCCCACGCCTCATACCCATAATCATGAGCATCAAGGACTTTTGCGGATTTCCCACGTACCTTGCGGTAACGGCAGAAAACCCAACGGAACCCTTTTGGTGCCGCTTTCGAAGCGATAGATTTCAAACTCATTCATGTAACACCTCCTTACCAAGAGAGATTTTTCCCTTGAACATCTTCCCTGAAGGTGTTAGTTTCAGGCTGTCTATTGAAGCTGTTCACGGTGGTGACGCCTCTCGGATTCATCACCTTAAGACCCCTTGCATTGGTTGGCGCCAAGCAGGGGGTTTTTACATTTTGTCTAACTGATATCGTGCGGCCACTAATGATACTCCGCATGCCTCAGCTACATTTTCAGCACTCATACCTTTCAGAACATTGGCATGAATAGCCGGTACTAATAGCTCACCACTGAAACATTTGGCTTGCCACTCACTACTCTCAAAAGGGCGGATTTTTACCCCTGGAGCAGAACGCGCGAAAGCAATGTTCCTGTGCATGAGAAGATGTCCCAGTTCATGTGCGGCAGTCATCCTGTCACGCCCTACCCCATTCAAAGCACCCTCGTAAATGTCTTCACGAAGAATCAATAAATGTTCCTGTGGGTAGGTGAGACCGTGCGTCTCCCCCATTTCCTTCATCCCACCGATATGGAGTTCAAAATCTGGGATCAACTGAGGCAATGCGAACTCAATCACCTCCATAACAGGAAACATCAGACCTGTAATACCGAAGGTGCTCCGCAGAGATCTGACGATAGAACGTATTGATTCGCGGTTCTGCGGGGGTACACGATAATCTTGTCCGCTCAAAATGCCTCCTACTGCTGTTTTCGATTCAAAATCTGTCGTAAATTCCGGAAGTCTTCTTCATTTAACTCATCAAAACTACGAGCGAACGCAATTGCGACTTCACGAGCATGGTCGTTCTTACCTGACAAGCTGATCTCTACTGATTGCTGAGAGTCACGAGCTGCACTGATAAGCTTTTCTTTTTGTTTTTCATCCGCATTCAGATAGCCAATGATGCTATCAAGCACGGGTTTAGTGACCGCCCTTTTACCAGTTTCGATTGCTGAAAGATAAGACGAGGTCATACCCATAGCCTCAGCCATGCTTTTAAGCGTAAGCCCCAGGTCTATGCGCATTTTTCTTACTGTCTTACCAAACGGCGTTAACAT